GAATGGAGGACAAACCATGGTTTGAAGATGGAGCCATCGTCGAATGTCAATATATTACATGGGAAGAACCCCTATGGTGGAAACCCCTAAAGAGGCGGACCGATAAGAACTACCCCAACAATCGACGAACATTTTACAGGACAATCGTGAACATCAAAGAGAATATCAAGATGAAGGAGTTTTTAGATTGTAAACCTAATTTTTAATATTGACTTAATATAATAAAAACGAAGATGGCGGCCATGCCAATGTTAGCCGGTGTCGGTCTTATGATGGTATGTTGTTCATCATCCAGTATAGCTTCTATGTTGATGAGTGGTGGTGAAACTATAGAAGAAACCAAGTCTGCAGAAACTACCCCAGTGGTACCCACCCTCCCAAGTGGTCAGCATGTGAAGTTGGTGCACACTGTTGCCCAAGATAATAGCGCGGAAGGTAATGTCGACGATAAAAATATGATTCTCAACCTCGCTGAGCTTGAGGTTTTTGCTAAGGATGGTACCACCAGCCTTGCGGCGGGTAAGACTGTGACCGGTAGTTCCCAATACTCAGCCACTCATGGATATATCAACCTTGTGGATGGTAACATGACAAATTTTGCGCACACAAAGGGTCGTACCGCAGAGGAGATTGATTACCTCCAAGTTGATTTAGGTTCAGTCCAAGAGATTGAGAAGATTAAGATCACCAACCGCACTTCTTGCTGTCAAAAACGTGCTATTGGTATCAAAGCTGTAATTCTTGATGCGGATGGTACAACGGTAATTAAGGAGACACCCGCTATTACAACCAACGCTGCTACATACACATTCACATTCCCTGGAACTGCTTGGGTCTAATTTTTCAAATTATACACCATAAAATAGAATCCAGCTTCGTCAGGTAGTTCCTCCTCTCTGACCATTTCGTCATTAATAAAAAACCATTTATTACGTTTCTTCACAAAACTCACATAGTGTCCGTCATCTTGTGCCCCAACGTGGACAGCTGTCGAAATTAGATTATATTCATGCTCATTAATTAATATATTTTCAATAATTTCAATATGACTTTTTCTGTCAAATGAAATCATCAAAATTTGAGGAAGTTTTGAAAAGAGCATACGGGTAGTTGCAATGTGATGCTTCTTTCCTTCGTTGTCTTCAAAATTTTCAATCGTATTCCAATCCGTACTTTTAGAAAGCATGTTAGCCATATCCTTACCCTCGGATGTTATCAAATGAACACTGAAATCTTCTTCATTTGTTGACTTTCCACCCGGCCATATAGTTTCTTGTATCTTCTTTCCGTAAAACCATGGTTTGATTTCAGGTCTAGATATTTCGAGAATATCTATGATGCATAGGATTGCTTCTTGCACATCATGTTGTTCTTTTGTTCCAAATCTGGGAAACTTCTCACGAAAACATGTAAGAACCGAGTTAATGTCAATTTCATCCTGACCTTTTGTCCAATATGTTTTGACCATTTTTGAATATTCATTAGTAAATTTACAATCTCCTTGATATGGATGTCTTATGAAGTAATTTGATAGTACTGGTATGTAAAGCAGACATTGAAGGGCGGTGTTGAAATAACAAGTATTTCCGTGGTTTTCAAGTCCCTTCATTACATTTTATGTACATTAAACACTTAAGAGAAAGACGCAATATGTAAATGTTAAGTAAAAATGAACGTCCAAGCTATTGTTGATCGCGTTCTCCCCATATTCGAAGCCCATAAGCATGAGGGTGATATTGAAGTCGAAATTCGTCTTGGAAAGCATAATGGCTCCCTGTTTGATACTAATGTTGGTAAAGATACGTGGAAGAGGGTCCTCCAAGGCCTAAAGAAATATGAAGGCTGGGAGAGCAAGAAGACCTCCACTGTTGATATGTATTACAACGACAGTAACAATGTTCGTATCACATCCGACGAAGATTCTGGTGAACAAACCATGATTCAAAAGATTAGCGTCGTCAAAGAGGATTTCAAATGTGATCCTCTCGATGTACGGTTCTGTGTTGCCCGCGAAATTCCCACTACTGGGGAGTATGAGATGGATCGAAAGAGAACCAAGACTCGCCACTCTTTCGTGCGCAAGAACCTCAGTATCGACATGACCATCTCTTCAGGTGATAATGCTGATATGGACTCCGAAGAGGAGGCGAGTTACCAAATTGAACTTGAGATTATGAAGCCCGATGCAGTCGACGATATTTACAAATTTTTCAATATCATCAACAAGGTTTCTGACCTTTCCAAACTAATTTCTGTGTAAAAGTAAATGATATACGCCATAGCAATTCTCGTCGTTGTGTTTTTGATGTATGAAAAACACACAAAGTCGGATGAAGTTGACGGTTCTAAATATTTTTACATAAGTGATGGTGATTCCAAGGCGATGTATGTCAAAATGCATGCAGATGGAGTGAGTAGTGATAGGCTAAAGAATTTCGTTCTAATGGAGGATGAATTTCTCTATATGGAACAACAGTCTGTATGTTCGGGAATACCCTTAACAATTCAAGCTGGTGTACTTTCTAATAAAATCAAAGATATGTTTCCTAAATATGATTTCTCTCACCACGTCATACACCTCAAACAAATAGCAGAACCTACAAAATTAGTCAACAGGAAAATTAAATGTTAGTAAACCGTATATACCAAATGGATCCTAAAATAATAGGCGCTTTTGGGGTGCTCAGTATGTGTTGTATTTGTTCCAGTATAGTTTCCGGTGTGATGATGGGTGGTGACGAGGAAAAGGATGATCCATCAGTTGGTCCCTCGGCAGGTCCCTCAGCTGAAGCAGTTGCTGCAGATCTTAATTCGACCCCAGAGGAAGTGGCTGCCGCACAAACAGAAGCTGATGCCACTCCTACTCCTACTCCCACTCCCACTCCCACTCCCACTCCTACTCCTACTCCTACACCTACTCCATCAACCGTTCGTCAAAAAGCAATCGCAGGAGATTATAAAACTTTTGCGCAATGTTGGACAGATGCTGAGGGTGATTGGGGTCGGAATGGTAAATTCAATTGCTGTGAAGAAATTGGTGCTCCTTACCCCAATCCGTCTGATGGTGAGGGTTGGGCCTTCTGCAATGATAATACCTAAAATAGTCAACAGGAAAATTAAATGTTAGTAAATATTAAATGAACCCCGAACTCAAGGATTTACTTGCCCTAGCCCAAAGGGGTCTAGCTAATGCCGGTGTATACATATCCTTATCACTCGCGTTATTGGGTTATTCTCGATTTTATCGTGGTAAAGGAGACATGTTTTATAACATAGCTTTCATCGTTATTAGTATAACTATGATGTTATTGGCTTTAAAGGTGTTGAACACTTTATTGGAACATTTACATAAATTTAAAGCTAAACTCAATGAAGAAGATTTGAAACTATTAAACGAATTTATTATTATTCCACGTGTATTACTTTATATATTGATTTCAATTTCATTTTTCAGTTTTTTTACACTGTATAGAGAACTTAAACAATAAACGTCTTTACATAATAAGTTATGGATGAGGCCAGACATATGGTTGTTGAAAAACCAGATGGATCCGTTGCGATAGCATTTAACGAAGAGGTTCCACCACCGGAACCTCCGGAACCTCCACCGGAAATGATAAGAGTACGACCACGTTTCAGATTTTTAATAGAATATCATCCCGTTGTGCGTGCTCTAGCGTATATATTCGTGATTTCATCTGGTATAAATTTGGCTCTTTTCAGGAGAATAATAGATATTATCAATTTTGTGTTGATAGTATCTACGACGGGTGCTCTACATACTGAACATTCAGCATCGATAACAGTTGTAGTGTTTCATGGTACGTGTGCAGGGCTCATGATAGTACCATTTTGTGTTCTTAGAATGTGGGAACAAGCTATTTTCCAGTTTTCAGTCACTGTTATGTGTATCACTGCATTTAATACAGCTACCCAAATAGCCGAGCAATTACCTAATCCCTAAATATGTCGCTGTTCAGCATTTTGAAGAGATTCCATAGAAGCATTTTGTGTTGTGGACTTTCAACACATTCCCAGTCATCAACTATAGACATGATGAGCTTGTTATCATCAAGCTCATCATTTTTACGAAAACTGAGAGGTGCACGTTCTCCTTCACTCCTAACATTTCTAATGTAATCAGCTATGGTATAAATAATAGCATCCAAAAGTTCTTCCTTGGCCATTTCCATCCATGAATCTTTTGGAGTGCCCCACGTTCGGGTATCATCATCGACTCGCACACCGTGATTATAACGTTTCAACCCGAGCTCTAGCCGCCCCAATATTTCTGAGCGCGTTTCCATTTCCTCTAATATTCTTCATACCCTTTAACCATTTTTTCTTTAAAGCTGCAAACTGCTTAGCAGTCAAAATTTTATTTCTGCGAAGAGCTTCATTAGCAGCTGCTTGTCTCCACTTATTTTTCATATTATTAGGGACCCCAGTGACATTAACATTCTTCATGACGTAGTTCCTTTCAAGATTGCGCTTTCTTTGCATTTTCCAGTTCTTAATCATATCTTTCTTGATTTGATCTACTACCATCTTTTTGGGTACACCAAGTGCCTTATTTCTATTGTTGGCACCTACCCTAGATACAGCATTCTTGATGTTTCTAACGTCTTGTGTGAGGTTAGGTTTGTATCGATTCATCCACGCCTTACCGTACTGCTTCTCAAGGTCCTTACGAATAGAATTGTCGTCTAATCCGACCCTCTTTACCCTCTCTTTCATCTTTTCAGTTTGAACCTGTGCTTTCTTTTCCTTTTGTACATTCCTCTTTGTAGGCTTGGGTGGAGGAGGAGGTTTGGGCTTTGCAAGATTATTACGAGTCTTCTCAATCTGTTTACAAAGGGCATCCTTCGTCTGCTTACCCGATGTATTTATTTTAAGTAATGCAGCAAACTGTTTGATTTCAGTTAATGTCTTATCACGACACAGTTTACCACCAACACGAAATGTGCTACCGGTACCAGATAATTTAACGTTCTTGTTTTTATTGGTATTTTTTACAGTAACGTTTTTAGTCTTAGATTTGGCCTTTATAGCAGCACAAATTTCAGATTTACGCATGTCTCGAGTGGTAGGACCATTTTTAATTCTAAAACTGATAATACCTATTTTACGTGCAAGAGTTTTGAGTTCATCTCTAGACATACGATCACACTTCTTTCCATCAATCTTGAGTGCGTTGATTTGGTTGTTTGTTAAAGGTGCTTTGCGTTTTACTACGGGTTTGGTCTTTTTAGGAGGAGAAACCTTTTTAGTCTTGGTCTTGCGCTTAGTCTTTGTCTTACGTTTGGTCTTGTCTATAGTGACATCTCCATCTCTATAAAATTCACGGATTAATGGAGTTACAGCTTTGTATGCATTTTCCATGATAGCGGGTGACTTGGCACCTATGATTTGTACGGTGCCAGACTTACTAATATTGAGTGTGTACCCTTTCATGGTGACATAAAGCATTGGTGAAAGTTCTGGTTCATATGTGGTAGTTCCATATTTTGAAAATTTCATTTGCATACGAGTGAGATTTGAGAATACCCCATTTATACTAAACTGACCACTGAGATTGTTATACTCGATTGGACTGTAAAGGAATGGTTCTTTTTGTGTGTAATTATCTACGATAAATCGACGAATGAGTTCAGGTTGGTTTGCAATGTTTGTACCAACAAATCCATTACGGAAAAGTATTTTACCATTCCTATAAATATTGCAGAGTCCACCTTGACTGTCTACACCATTCGAAACAGTCACCATAATTTGCACACTGGCGAAAGGTTTGTTAATACTCCCTTTGGGACCACCTTCTTTGGTATGAGAAAACCCCGTTTTAAACTGACCATAAATTCCCTTTATCTCTTTTGTGTCTATATAAAGACCCTGACCGATAGGTATTTTACCGAGTGGTTTTTTCATTAGAATTGGTAAAAGGTCCAAACGAACTTCTTTACCAAATGATTTATTAATAGTGCCAACGAACAGGCCAGGTTTCAATGGAGAGATTTCTAGATCAGTGAGGGCCCCAAATTCATTGATTGTATTTGGGTTCATCTCAGCGAGACCCTTTTCAAACGCGGCTTCGTTGATAGGAGTGAGATTCATGTTGTCAAATTCACTTGTATTTATGGGTTCTCTTAATGCATTATTTACTAATTTATCCATATTAATGTCCGCAAATTCATTTTCCAAAGGAGAATTGTTAGCGAAACGACTCCGTCTAGGGGGTGGAGGAGGGAGAGCTCGTGGACCTGGGAGAGGTCGCCGGGGTCTCTGGATTAATTCGGGTCTAAGAGGTTCACGAAAACCCGCAGCCCTCATGCGAGCTTCACGGTCTTGCTCTCTCTGTCTTCTAAACATATCTGCCTCAAGTTCCTGAGCGAAGTTATTGTTTGAGTTAGAGTCTGAGCTTTGTACATCGACACCAGATTGCCTGACAAATTCTTTGACCGACTGGCTCATATTACTATTTGTAAGGATTTTTTTTAATGATTATTGCCTGTCATCAACTGATCCTCAATCAAGTCGATGCCAAATATAACTGGTTGGACGGGGTATTGCCTGCCTCTATACGAGACAGATTCATTCCTAACTTCGATATCATAAGAACTGAATGGTCCCACGTAGAAGTCTTCATGAAACTTATGCTGACCCAAATTGTTGTTTTTGCAGTGTGTATTAAACGCAGCCACAAACAAGTTCTGGGGCACATACTGATCCTTAGCCTTGTCGACGATTGTGGATTCCAGGAAGTGGATCAGAGAGTTTGCAACCTTCGCAACCTGCATCTTGATAATTTCAAAGTATTTCGGTACGACATCCCAAATATCTTCATCACCATATTTGTTCCTGTATTCTAGATAAGCCCTAATACATTTATGTAAAATGTTGGGTAGTTCATTTTTAAGTTTTTCATCGAGGCGAGGATCTGCTTGCCTTACCTGTTTACTGAAGTTCCATGGTAAAATACGACGTAGAACAGATCCCGAATTATCTTTCCATCCTGGGACTTCATTACCACCAAGAACTCCTGGGACCTTCCACTCTGGAATCTCTTCAGCTGGTTTATTCTTAACTGCAACAGATACGTTTTCACCCGAAACGAGAGACTGAAACTCCGCCTGTTCTAAAGCGAGATCACCCTTCACCTCTGGTGCGATAAACATGAATGCATCTTTGATTGAAGAAAGACCAAACTTCTTCTCGATATTGTTCGATAGGGTTCGTACATCCTGGTTTTCATAGAAATTCTTGAAAACCTTAGTAATTAACGTAGATTTACCTGATTTAGCTATACCCTTGAAAAATGGGATAATTTGCCAAGAATCCAGCTCACCAACATTATAGCAGAGACGACCACCCATAACATACGCCCAGTTGCAGACTTCGGGTTCAAACTTCTGATACTGCAAAACTTTGTCAAAGTTTGGTGTTGGAATGTCTTGCCATCTTTCTAGTTCCGGAAATTCATTAAAATCTTGATCAAAGTATTTACAGGAAATAACAGTTGGATCTAATACAGCAAAGTCATTGCTATCATATGGATAGAATTTGCACTTGTAAAAACCCTCCTCAGGGTCATTTGGATTAGTAGGTTCCCATTCCTTACCTACAAACACACCATTCTTAAAAGACCAAACATGACGCCTCTTCTCAATATCCGGAAACTGATTGTCATTGCATTTAGAAATATTATCGATAACTTCCCTAAAAATGCTCCCCTTACTCGTAAAGTTTTTCCACATCTCAAAATTGTCATCTTTGTTGGCTAATGAATACACGAATTTTTCAATAGTCATTTTTGGTTCCCACGCCCTTGTATTGTATCCTTCCTCCGTTTTGCGTTCTTCACAACACTGACCCTTATATCTACGGTATTTGGCTTTTTCAAGTTCAGCAAGAGTGAAAATAAGACATTTTTGGAGGGGTATAGAATTATCTAAATCATCATCACACATAGTTGAGGCATCAAAAAAGGAATTTGTCTGTGGCAGTGCAGTTGGATTTGCAATACGTTCATACGCAGTATAGTGTCGACGTATGTTATCATATCCATCTTTGAGTTGCTTTAGGACATTATGAATTCGCATAACTAGAGTGGTTCCCTCATCATCTTCTTTCGTTTGAAGATTGAGAGCTTTCACTCTACCTTTTAAATCTACCAGGAAGCGTCGTTGCTTCTCACGAATACCCTTAACAGCTAGGATGTCGATTCTACCTACAATTGGGTTGTTATTCTCATCGTAATTACCTTCATGGATAAATTGCCTATATCCAAGTTCACGAGCATTTCTGAAATCTTCTGTCCTGAGATCCCAGTAATTCTCAAAATTGACGACAATATTTCTTAAGGCATCTTCATTCATCGACTGGATACTCTGTTTTTGAAGCTCTGCCAGCGCTTCGTAACGATTTGGTTCCTTGTCGATGAAGTGAGTAATGTCCATTTCTATTATTTAGAATTTTCTCTCTAATTAATTTTTCAACTCACTCAAAATTTTGATGAGTATTTTATTTTGCATTTGAAGTTGCTGAGTGATACTCACCAGAGCAGTGCATACAGTGTCACCATCTTCAGTGGCGAGTAGTGAAGTCATCAAGGTCGCGACATCGACACCATCATCTTCAAACATCTCATCATCTTCATCCCCCATTTCATCCAATTCATCAACTTCATCCTCAGTCATAGAAATTTCCTCGACAGTATCAGACTCTGTCTCATACTCAGATTCGGGTAGGGGTACGGGTACGATTTCACCCTCCTCAATTTCTTCAGGCTGTTTTGACATTTGATTTAGACTAAGAAAAATTGGATCGCGAAATTTCGCACATTTACCCAAAATTATTTTCTCTGCCTATAGTACAACAACAACAAAAATGGCTGGCGGTCTTATGCAATTGGTCGCCTACGGAGCCCAGGATGTCTATCTGACTGGTAACCCCGAAGTAACTTTCTTCCAGGCGAAATACAAGCGCCACACTAACTTCGCGATGGAGAACATCGAGCAGACCGTCAACGGTACTGCCGCCAACTCCGGTCGCGTCTCCGTCACCGTTGCCCGTAACGGTGATCTCGTCGGTGACATGTACATCGAACTTGAGTCCGATGAGGCGGATACCCAAACCAAGGCCGTTGGTGATTGCAACTGGGTTGCCGAGCGTGCGGTTAACAACGTCGAGTTATCGATCGGAGGACAAAGGATTGACAAGCACTACCAGAAGTGGTGGCGCATGTACTCCGAGCTTTACCTCGATGAGTCCAAGAAGGCCACTTGGGGTAAGATGACCACTGCGGGTGACGGCAAGACTGTCTACCTCCCCCTTATTTTCTTCTTTAACCGCAATCCCGGACTTGCCCTCCCACTAATTGCCCTGCAGTACCATGAGGTGCGCATCGATTTCGATTTAGCGTCTAACTTCACCACCTACCTCAACGCGTCTGTGTTCAAGGTGTGGGCCAACTACGTCTACCTTGACACTGAGGAGCGTAGGCGTTTTGCCCAGAAGGGTCACGAATATCTGATTGAGCAGGTTCAGCACACCGGCACTGACACTGTTACCGCTGATGGTGGAACCAAGCAGGTCCGCCTCTCGTACAATCACCCAGTCAAGGAACTTGTGTGGTGCTTCTCCAACACCCAGACCAACAACGGTATGTGGAACTTCACCACCGCGTCTACCGATGCCAACATCAAGCTCGACTCCAACCAGAACTCCCTCGAGGGCTCTAACTGTTTCATTAGCACCGCCACCGTTGGTACCCCTATGGTTAAGGTTGGTGCCATTGGCGGTTCCTCCATCTTCACTGAGGAGGCCGTCGGTCCCCTCTCCACCTTCAAGCTCATCCTCAACGGCCAGGACCGTTTCAAGGAGCAGAAGGGCAAGTACTTCAACCAGGTCCAGCCCTACAACCACCACACCGGCTGCCCCTACCCCGGTATCTACTCGTACTCTTTCGCGCTCAAGCCCGAGGAGCACCAGCCTACCGGCACCTGCAACTTCTCCAGGATCGACAACGCGCAGGTCCAGGTTGTCACCGCGGGTACCACCAACAACGCGATCTCCATGCACATGTTCGCCACTAACTACAACGTCCTCCGCATCCAGTCGGGTATGGGTGGCCTCGCCTTCTCCAACTAAATGCCCATATGCGGTATTTTAGTAAATAATTAAAAAACAAAACTCATTTTTAAAATGCACAGTACCAATGCTGTTTAAAAATGATTTCAGTGTCTGTCCATGAAGAATACAGGGTCATCTAGGGAACCAAATGAAGGTGAAGGTGTTGTTATAGGTGTGTCGTACCCTCTTTGATTTATGATATTAGAATTTGTTTCGATATTAATTTTTTGTTTTAGTTTCACGCGCTCGTTGTTTAATTCGATAATTCGTCGAGCATTAACAATGAAGGTATTGTTGTAAAAACCCTTGGAATGTAGTTGGCGATTCATGTCTCTAAATTGCCATATACCGTGGTTCACATTCTTCAATTCTTCTCTATATGAGCTTTTCATTTCGTAGGGTGCGATAAGGTCATATTCCTTTTGTAAATGTTTTTTAGATTCATCACAGCTCAAAATTTCCATTTTCAGTTCTAGGATTGTAATTTTATCTATAAGATCTGCATTTGAGATCTCTATTTTCATTTGTGTACTCATACAACCAAATCTCTAACTTTAAGATAAGCCTCTCATTATAGATAATGTTCAAGAAAGTGTTTGAACTTTTTATTAAAGTGGATAAACCTCTATTGGGACGTTGGAATTTGAAGTCGTGTAACGAAATTTCAACATCCATCAATTCTATCT